GCTGCTGTAATTACAAAGGAGCCTGAAGCAATGTAATTGCCGTTAGAGTCCAGTGAGCCTACATCAGTACCAACAGGCAACGCAGAGGTAAGTGCGCTGCAAGTGATGGTGGCAGTTGAGATGCTTGTAAATGTGGCAGAACCCAGAGAGACTTCAGTATCTGGATTCAAACCCAACACACGCAAAGGCAGAGCATCTGTCGTTGCAGGCGTAGCGCTTGGAGCTAGAACCGCGTTCTTTGAATTGCCCGTTGAAGTGTTACCAGTGTTGTTGATCATTGCCACATTTTGGCCGATCATTGCACGAGCACCAGAAGCAACAGCAGTAGTAGCCGAGCAAACAACAGCAGAAAACACGGTGTCAGGATCGTCGCAAACGATACCAACAGTGTCCCCCGCAGCAGTACTTGCTGGGTAATACTGAGAAAACGTCTTCTGTTTGGTCAGCGGGTTGGTATACGAGCATCCCAAAAAGATGCCAGCAACTGTACCCAGCGTACCAGTACTTACAGAAATACGTTCCAAATTACCGCGAACCAAGGCCACAAGATCACCATAGAAGATGTTCGTAGCGTAGTTGTTGATAATTGCGTATTCACGAGTTGACCCCGCAAATACCTGACCTCCGATCAAATTGATCGGCTTTAGCCCGTAGGGGCTATCAATCACAGGATAAGCCATTTAAAACTCCTAGTTATTTAGAACCGGAACCAAACCCTTGTCCGCGAGTGCTTGTAGACTTTCGGTCTGAAAACATTGGCATACGAGGATCGTTGTTCCGCAGAAAACTATTGTCCACTGACTCCATCTGTTCTGTTGCGTGCTTGTCATAGTACTGCTTTCGGGCCTCTGTGCGCTCGGATGGCTGTTTGCATAGCATCAGTCCACCGATTTCCACATTGCCACTAGCGTTACTAGCAATCATCAGTTCAGGATGGTCTACTGTTTTTACTGGCTCCCAACCGTCTCGCAATTGGCGAGACACATTGGTGTGGTGTGCTGTTCCGTTTACATGCGTAGCAATCCAACGGAACGAGTACCCCGGTTCAGGAGTCGGGTCTGGCAGTGAAGAGGGCGGTACGTAGACCGTCCGTGCATTTTTATCGCGTGAGGTCAAATCACGAGGGGTACGAGTATCAGCCATTTTGGTTCTCCAGTTTAGCTACTTGAACAGCATATTGTTGAGGGGTCAGTCCAAACTTTTTAGCCAACGCAACTTGCGTCAGTGTTAGCTGGACTTTCTTTGGCCCTGACGAACGAGTCGCAGAGGCCACAACAGATGAAGGTCGAGTGCTTCGTGCATCGCGCCCCCCAAATGATTCTGGAAAGGTGCTCCGCATACGAGAATCAATACGTTCAAAATACTCGTCAGAGCGGGGGTCTACCCCCGAATTCACTAGCTTTTGGTGCAGCCCTAGTGAAAAGCTGGTTAATTCTTCGTTCCCCGGAGCGCCAAACCACTGGTTTTTTGCTTGCCAGCGCAAGGTTTTTTCATCAGGTTCTACGGCTATCGGGTCCGATTTCCGTATTTGTACATTATCCGAAGCGCTTTGTAAAGGGGTTGGCCTAAAATTTTGTGCTGAAATCATTTTCAGCTTGGCATCCGTCAGCGCTTCCTGTGCTGCAACGATGGCATCGGTGTCAAAAGCCTCCTGTGCAGCCTTGTAGTTACGCCGTGCAGTCTCAAGCTCACTGCCAACCGCCTGTTTTACGGTCTCCGCGTACTGTTGAGCACCATTATTAGCGTAGTTCTTTAGCTGCCGGTTCTCGTCCAGCAGTTGCTGGGCAAGATTCTCAAGCTCCTGCTTTTCCCGGATGGTTGACTCCTTGGCACGGCGTTCGTCGTGGCGTGCATGGGTCAATTCCTTGATTCGGCCCTTTACTTTGTCCGAATACGAGTTGATTTCCTCGTCTGTGGGGTCTTCAACGGAGCGATCAAGGGCCTGTCGCCCCCGGTCTTGGGCTGGAGTGTCATCTACAACCTCAATTTCGACCTCCATGTCGTTTGCGCCCGCTTTTGCGGCAATTTCATCGGGAAACTCAAACTTTTCAGCCATTTTTTACTCCTTACGCACGGGTTAAGCCGCGTGGGTCTTGCACAACAGCGTCTACTTGGTCGTCATTCAGTAAACGGAACTCTTTGCCGTAGATTTTGAAGCGTGTACCCGAGTAGGTACGCACCAAAACAAAGTCTCCGGCCTTACACCATGCACCACCGGGGAACTTGGCTTGATCTTTGTATGCATCAGGGCCAATTTTCACAACAAAGAGCACGGTGGTGGCATGTTCTTCTTGCCGCATGTAGGGGTCTGCTTTGACAATGCTGGAATTCTCAAAGGTTTTCTCTACATCAGGCACAACACACAGGAGTTTCCAACCCGTGGGGTCAGGCAACTGCGTGGCTTTCTCTTCTTGGGACGCATCCTCACTAGGGTTTTCCCTAGGTTGGATAGTTTTTGGCAAACTAATGCCGGGTGGCAAAATGAGGTTACTCATCGGCTCTTTCTGCTTTTTCAGCAAGGTCAATTAAATAACGCTCTGCGAGAGCTAGACCCTGAATAATCCCGCAAAGTTTTTGATACTCTTCAAAATTGCGACAGCTTCCCCCCGCCAAGTCATCGGCGTAGTTGTTCATGTCGGTACGAATTTTTTCGCGCAGTACCCGCACAAAATCTTGGATCATGTTGACTCTTTCGGTGTTTTAACTTGTGCCGCTTGTGCTGCTTGTGCTGCTTGTGCTGCTTGTGCCTTGCTCTTGGCGACGTCAATCCCCATCCGGACCCCCGCTTCTTGCTGCTGTGCAGCCAGTTTCGCTTTGCTGTCCTGTATTTGTGCGCCGACCTTCATCCCGGCAAGCTGGCTCTGCAACTGAGCCTTTTGCTGCTCCAGTTTCAGCTTGTCCGCTTGTGCGGTGGCGTCCACCATCAGCTTCTTCTCCTGCATAGCCGCCTGCTGCGCCATCTGCTGGTTTTTAGCCTGTAGCTGCTGCATGGCAATCTGGTTCTTCATCTGGGAGTCTTGGGCTTGCTGCTGCGACTGCTGCATGGCCTGTTGGTTGCGCATCTGCAAGTCCTGCTGCTTGATCTGCAACTCTTGCTGCTTGATCTGCAACTCCATCTGCTGCATTTGAATCAGCGGGTCTTGCTGGTTCTGCTGCGCTTGCTGCTGCGCGGCTTGGGCTTGGTTCTGTTGCAATACCTGTTGCGCGGCTTGAGCCAACATGCCCGACAGCGCCGTTTCCACTTCCGGTGGCAACTTCTCGTCCTGCGGCGGCATGGGCATGCCCAGTTGCTGCTCGATCTGCTGCCGGTACTGGAACCCTACGTGCTCGGCAATGTGCGCCATCATGGCCGCTTGGATAAGGGGTGCCTTGGGGTTTTGCCCGATTGCTTGCGTTACCGATGGGTCTTGCATCATGGCTTGGTGCACAGCAATGTGGGACTTCTGATCCTGATACGAGAACGCCTTGACCGGCTCGCCCTTGATGATCATCATGTTCTCCGTCACCGGGTCTGTCGGTTTCTGGTCGTCAGGCAGGGGCACCAACTTGTCGGCGTTCTTGATCCCCAAGACCTCCAGCATGTTGCGGTGCAACTGCGGTAGGTCGTAAATATCCGGAGCCATCTGCGCCATCTGGATTACAGCTTGGTACTGGACAACCCGCTGGCTCATGGTGGCCGCATTGGGGTCGCTGACGGGGATTACATCCACATCGTCGTAGTCTTCCTTCTTGGCTTTCCTGTCACCCACTTCGGGCTCGTACGGGTAGTCCGGGTCGGTGTAGTCTGCAATGATCCGGGCCAGCAGCTTGAGTTCTTGCTTGAACGCTGCGTGCACACGGGCCTGCACTGCCGTCATCACTTTAAGCTGGCGCTCCAGCAGGGCCAGCGTTGTGCCCACGGGCGACTGCCCCGACATGTCGCTGATCTTCAGATCAGCCGTGGCGGCAAACCTACGGCCTTCCTCAACGATGTTACCCAGCAGGGTGTACAGAACTTGGCTCGGTTCCTTGTACGGCAGCGGCAGGATGTTGTCCCGCATCACCCCAGAGCCAATGTCTACATCTCGCCACTCGCCGGGGGCGATGGGTGTGTCGTCGCCCTTGATCCGGAGCCCTCGGGTCTTGAGTCCGCCGGGGAGGTTGGAAAGTGTGCCCGCGTCCACGAGCTGTCGCATAATGCTGGTAGCCGACTTCGCAAACCCCCCGATGAGGTGGAAAAGGCCAAAGCCGTAAGCTCCAAAACCCGGAATGTATTGGTAGTGAACGAAGTGCTGTCGTTTGAGTCTAAGGTCGTCATCTTCTTCCCAGTTGCGGCGAATCGCCAAAACATCGCCTGTGCCCTTGATCAAGGTCACAACATACGGCAGCATGATCCCCGTCTCTTCGCCGTCTTTGTCGGTGTCCTCAAACCCCTTTAGGTCAAGGTCTGCATGGATTTCATACAGGATAAAGCGGTCATCGTTCAGGTCACTGAACCCCGTCTCTTTGTCTTTGGCTTTCTCAATGTCGGTGGTTTCTTTGGTTGGGTCACCAATGTCGCATTCCCGGTAGAACCCAGCAGCCTGCAGCTTCAGTATCTCGTTCTTGGTCTTGTGCATCACGTGGGTGACGCGGTAGCAAGACTGGATGTCGGACGCCCCATAGGGCAGCAGGATGTCTTCTGCTGGGATAAATATGGATGTCTGGCGTCCTAGGCTGGGGTCGTAGTAGACCTTTTTAAACGCGGAACCTGTGGCAGGAAGGCTCCACAGCATGCGCTCGTGCTCGGCCCGGAACTCAACCATCTTCTCAGTCAGTTGGTAGTTCATGTCCTCTTGAACACGAACCGCCGATTCTTTCTTCTCTTTGGTCTCTTTGCCAATGATCTTGGTCTTCACCGGGCCAGCAGCCGGGAACGTCTCAGTGATTGTTTCGCTTTGGAAGCGAACAACCGCCTCGGTGATCATCGGGTGGAACACCCCGCAAGCGCCGTTCCACGGCTCTGTGCGCTCTTCATACTGCAGGCCCAGCAGCTTCAGCCCCTCGGTGTAGGCTTTCTCCCAGTCCTTGCGCCCTGCCTTGTCGTTGTCAATCTCCGAAGTCAGGTCGGAACTCAGGGACTGCATTGCCCCTTCAGTCATCTCTTCTGCAAGGTTCGCAGAGAAGTCTTCGTCCGCTGTGGCATCGAGGTCAATCTCAATCCCGATGTCTATTTCCTCCGGATCAACGATCTCGATCTCAATACCCTCGTCCCCCATGTCGTCCAAACCCATAGGGGCTTGGTACAGCGCTTTATCAATGTTGGTTGCCATTCGGTATCCTTAGTAGTATGCAGCTTGTCTGCCGCGCCTAAATATTCTAGGCTCGTCTTTCTCGTCGGAGTCTAACGAAATAAACCCGCCTTGGCGATAGCGCAGCAAAGCTTGTGTGGTGGTGTCGACGTAATCGTCATTCTCGCCGACGGGGAACGAGGCTATTTCCTCGATCACTTCCCGAGCCCAGCGTGTGTCGGGTGCCCAGACCTTGCCAGATGTGAACAGGTCGGCTACGGCGTTGAGCCGCACCATTTTATCGTTGCCTCGGCTGGGACTGAACTCCTGCACGGGTATGCCCATTGCCCGCAGTTCTTGTATCAGGGGTCCGCCAGCGGCTTTTTTCTCCACGATGAACGCATCGGGTTCCCATTCTTTCCAGTGCTTCAGCGCGACTTGCTTGAGTTCGGGGAATGTCATGCGGTCTTTGAACGCATCCAACAGGATCAACTGCGGGCTGTCGTTCTCCTCCGGGTTGTAGAACACGCCCCACGTTGTGCAGGCGCTGTAGTCCGAGGTGTTCTTCACTTCGTGGGCCGTGTCCCAGCTCTGTAGTATGTACTCACACGTGGGAGCCTCGTTGCTCTCCCATATCCGCCAGTGCTTGCGGGACACCAGCGCGGAGTTCTCGCTAGTCGGCTGCTGCATGTACTGGGCGTTCCAGTACCTCGGCTCGATGCTGGCCTTCGTGGCTTTCAGCGTCTCCAGTGGCCACGGCTCGGG